AGCCACTGACTTACGTCAGCGAGCCAGTCAATAACGAACGTCCACGGAATGGCATTCCAGATGATAGCTGGGTTCAAATTGACACCCAACGCATCTAGCATACCAAGCAACTGAGCATTCTCAGTTTGGAATCGAGTAAACCAAAAGTTGTACTCGACCTGAGCATGGAATTCAGCATCAGTATCGGGAATATATTCCCGCACACACTTGAATGAGCACGCTGGCGCCTTATAGGGACCAGTAAGCGGGGTCGTATCTACGAACCCAGCGAACTGACCACCTGACAAGGTGTATAGCGCCTCACCAGATGTTACTGGTGCCTGCAAGGACGGAACAAGCACTTTAAAATGCTTAATCTGTCTCTTGCCCTGTCGCACTAAGAGGTCGTTTATACGCCTCCGTGTGTTCACTATGGCATTAGAAATGCCAGTAATGTCGGAGAGTAGCGGTAAGATGTTAAACCTCGTTTGGAGGTAAGCATCCGACCCTACACCGAGCGACTCAGACAAGGTAGGAACGTTCGACGGAAACGTCTGGCGTATACCTTGAAAGTTCTTCACTAGCTTAGTTGGTTTCGGTCTTCCGACCGAGGCTAAGTTCGCGATGAAGTCTCTGAATCTGAGTATACTACGAGGAAGCGATCTGAAGTCTTTTAACTCGATAATCGAGTTGACTAAAGATAGCTCAGCCTTCACACGAGGGAGCATTGCCCGCAAACTTGCGGGTATGAGCTCCGTGTGTAGATTGGTTGGGGGTGGCACGAAACCATCCCCGAGCTCTTCGTCCTGTAATAGGTTAGGTAGACCTGTATAAGGTCTATCTAAAGGCCCGTACGACGAAAACGCAAGTCCGCTATACGCGAGTTCCCAAGGTGCAATAGACCCGGTATAATGACCGATGTCCGTTGCATTCCTGGTTACCCACGGAAAGCCTTCCGTTTTAGGGAAGTCAGTCAGATTTTCAGTATAATGCTGACAATCTTTCCAAGCTCCCTTGACCCAAACTCTGTCATCTCTCAGTTTACTGTACTGCCGGTTATAAACCGGCATAACGTAGCCCTGAGAGAATTTCTTGGCAATATAGTCAGGAACGGGGTCCCTATTGTAGGATCCCCGCACCGTCACAGTATAGCCATTCCAAGGCTTGGTGCGTTCAGTCGTTGATAACATATCGGCGACGTCAAGTAATTAGTTACTCAACGTGGTGCACTCATTTACGGTTTCGCTAGCGGCCCAAAATGGACCGCTAGCTAGACACGGGTACCGCTGGTTGCAAAGCCAGCGACG